TGTTGTGGAGGTGCTTTACTTTTTCCCATGTTAAGCCCCCATAGATAGGTTATAGCATTCAAACTTGAAGCCTAATTCTTCATAACGCTTTTTCAGGGCATCTATGCTCGTCGAGCACGATATATGCGTGCATCCCTGAGCGCGCGCTATGGCTTTGGTCTGCTTTATCACGCCTTCGGTTGTGCAGCCAGGGCCAACAGCGTGGTGTATATAAAAGGTGCGCCGCAGCGTCTCATTGAACACGCTTGCGGTGAACCAGCCCACAGGTTTTATATCTTCCACAATCGCAAAGAGCCACTGCTCACCTCGCATGAGAATATTCTTCAAAAGATCGGGCGTTGTGCCTTGCGGGCATGACTGCAGAGAGCGCGAAAGTTCGTGCGCGCCCGCCTGCCATGCATGACATACGCCTTCAATGGGAACATGAACAACAGTCAGTTCCCGGTCAGTGCTCTCATCTGCAGCCATTGTGTTCCGCTCCATATCCATCCAGTTAAAAGATATTTGCTTCCGCTTGAACCCTGCTCGACGGAAGCGTTTGCGTTAGGCACGACGTCATTGACAAACCTGCCGGGCTGTGTCGGGGTCACAGCGCTAGGCGCATTCCCGTTGATTTCGCGCGCATGCTCGCGCAGCACTTCATAAAGCCGCAACTTCAGCGCCTGCATATCAGAGCCTACGGGTAGTCTGGGGTCTGGCGGTACGCTCATAGCGACCTCCCTGTTTGCTCGACTTCGTAGCCTGTGATTTCCATCTGTCCCGTAAAGCGCATGCTGAACTGATGGTAGCGACACTCATAAATGCTATCAAAGCCACTGTCTGACAAATAGCTCGAACCGGCAACGATCATGGACACACCTGCGCTTTCATCTTTACAAAGGTGATCCATCGTGGCTGTAGTAGGCCTCACTAGAAAGTGTGGCCTGACCCTCGATACGCGCGTGTAGAAGCCGTCTGCACCCATGATGCCGGTGGTTATGTACGATGCCCCAGGCGTACCTGCAAGAAGCTTCAAATATCCAGATTGATCAAATACAGCTGATGATTCTGCACCACCAACATAAAAAGGCGAATCGATCGGCAGGCTGAGTGTGTCAACAACCTCTGTTAGTGAATCGATGACACGCGCGGGCTGCACAAATACAACCGCAGACTGAACCGCGTAATTGACCTTACCCCAGCGTCCTGTGTCAATGTGGTAGACCAAGCCCAAATTCTTGTAGGTAGAATCAAGGCCGTAGAAGTGCCATGTGACAGTTCTCTTTGTCCGATCGAATACGCCTTCCGTCTTAAAACGCAAATTGGGGTTGGAATTCTGTAGGTACCATTCGCGCACCGGGTTACCGATCGGTGTTGGGCGCGAGCCGTCAAACAAATAAAAGTTTGACGTACCCAAAAACAGGTGTGCGCCGTCAATATCGACAACAGCCTCCTGCGATACAGCCCCGTCAGAGAACGGCACCAGTTGCCACGTCCACTTAATGACGCTATCTGCGTAGCGGCCTATGTACACAGATCGCTCTTTGTAGGCGATAACGTCCTGCCCGAGGCCAACCATGGCTGTAATGCGCCCCGGCGTGTCCAGCAAGCGCCCGTTGGACGCAACATTGTTTGATGCGGGTGTCCAGGTCAGATAGTCGTAAATGTTTGATGCCGCCCACCCATCGGGCGCGGTAGATAGGTCACCGAGTAACACAAAACCGGCTGCCGCACATACTTTTGAGCCCACCGGTGAATCGGCGATGTCGGAAAACCCACCGGTCGTGCTCTGCTGCAACTTTTGCACGCCGTTGCATGCAAGCGATACATTGCCAAATTGCACAAAACGCCACCTAGTGTCAACGCCGCCACTGTAATCTCCAGGCTTTGATACGTCTGTCCACGCACCGGAAACGAGCTCGTAGAGCTTGGATTGCGTTCCGGCAATAACTCTTCTGGTTTCGTCCAGGCGGCGCAGCACGGCAGCGCCAACGCAATTGGCTGGCAGCGGATTAGGTGCTGCCGAACTCATGATCAACGAAGGCGCAGCAGCCAGGCCCCGAAGCGTAGGCACGATGTTTTCACAATCGGGCACTACACCTTCGGATCGCGGGTCGGCATCAGGAGAAAAGCTAGTAAGCTGCATCCGGAAGCACCGCATGGGCATTAGTGCCCGTATAAGCAGATTGACTATTGGCCATCTGCAGCTGAGCTGCGTATTGCCGCTCGTACCGCGCGATCTTGTCATCGTCTTCGGTGATCACTGCTAAAGCGACAAGCACAGCGTAAAGATATAGCGCTGGCTCATCCGTCAGCAGCCAGTTGCTGGGATTGGCTGCGCTCAGCGGTGCAAGCTGAGATTTGTACAGTATCTTGACCTCTCCAGCAGCCCCGGCAGGGCGTACAAACTTCAAGTAGCCTTCTTCCAGGCTTGCCGTCTGAGAGAGATAACTATCGTAGTAGTGATTGAAATACTCGATCCTTTGCTGAGGCGTGATGATGCGGTACTCGCGACCGCCATTGCTTGCGCTTTTGAGCTCTAGTAGATCAGCCGGCAATAGAACACGATCATCTCCAGCAGCATACGTAAGACTGGCGCTTTTGTCTGCCTTCCAGCTTTTGATGTCTTTTTGCAAGCGCGACTCTGCAATCTTCAATGCCAAGACAAAGAAGTTGGCAGTGTCCCCTCTGCGATTGTGCAGAGTGACGTTGGATTGAAGATCGCTGAAAGTCCACATAACTTAAAACTTGTCTGACAGGCAGAGTCTGGGATACTTTCTGCGTAGTGCCGCTGCAGTTTTGTTGGTGATGACCGGAGAGCCTGTTTCCATGGCTAACTCGCCGAGTTCTCCGTTGCGCAACATTTGATAAAACATTGCAATGGGAATACGCAACACTGGCCGCAATTCAGGAATGTTCGTGGGATTGGCCCTTGAATTGCGAATTTCGGTTGCAGAATCAATGATCGCTTCAGCATCAAAAATAGCTTCATCGATTATCTTTCCGTCTTCGATATGGTGGCGTGTGCGCACCCCATAATCGGGGTCGTATTTGTCGTAGATGAGCATGTTATGTCCTAAAAAAGGCGGGACTCAGCCCGCCTATAAGTTACTGAAGGTCGGTTATTTTCATAACGCCGCGCCGGTCACAGACTTTAAGCGTCACGTCTGTGATGAGCATGTTCCGGGTGTTATCCCCGTCCTTGCCCATTTTTTCAGTGTGCAATGGGCGCAGGCGTCCGCGTTTGATGGACTTGCCGTCTGTGATGAACAACGTGCGTGAACGGATCATTTGATCGCGAATTGGCACGAACGTAACCGGCATCTCCCATACGTAAACGTCCACAGCGCCAATGATCGGTGCTTTCATGTTGCGGACATCCACGCGCCTATCAGCAATGCCCTCAAAAGCATCAAGTTTGGTTTTGAGGCCCATGGGCAGGTAGCAAATAGCCGGCGAGCCGCCGTTTTGCCACATTTGGGTCAGGCCGCCCTTGAATATCGTCTCAGCAAACGCGCGCAGCGTCCCGTCGGTAGGCGCAACCGTTGGCAGATTACCCGACGCAGGCGTCGGCGTGCTTCCGCCTGTACCGTGCCCCGGCGTAACGCTTGCGATAGTTTCTAGCCCCGCCAGTTTATGTAGAACACCAGCTCCGTTACTCACCGCTATGTTGTTGCTGAGGAAAGCAGCTTCGATGTCTTTTTTGATCTCCATCGCAGCTTTCTGCTTTTGATACGCGCTTTCATCACCGCGGCCGTACTTCTTGATCGCATCGGCAAGGCCAGACACGACAATATGTTTGGTGAAGGTTTGAACGTGGTTGCGCAGAATGACGGTAGGAGTCCGCGCTTCACCTGAAAAGCTCGCGCCCTCTTCAATGGCGTTGTCTTTGTTGGCGTTGGCGTAGGAATCTTCTTGCCATTCGGGCGAGCGGCTATCGATTTTGTCGACCTTCAGGCTTGAGCTGAACGGCACGTCATGCGGCGACATGTTGTAGATGATGTCGTCAACATCTTCTGCTTCACCTCGCAACTGGTACGAGGTGTAAATATTAGCTGGGGTAGGCATGATTAATCCTTACGTTAATTAGTCTGGAATCAAACGATTCCAAAGTGCGGCATGCGCTCTTGCGTTGCCTGAATCTGCGGCATTTTGCAATTTGCGCAATGTCTCTTTGCTGTTCATACTGGCTCGACCGCCAGAAACGATCTTTTGCTGCTTGGGCAGTTTTTGTCCTT